GAATTGAGAACAGTTTTTTGGTCAATCGTGAGGATCATCGGCTTTTTTGCATCCGGCTTTTTAGGCGCGGGGAGGATGTCACCGACCAGCTCTTTGGTAGCTTTCTTATTCGTCCCTTTCAGGAAAAACTCACTCACCCGTTGGGCATCTACCGGGTCGATTGCCCATTGCAACTCTTGATTAAAAAGCGACCGGATAACACCCTCAGTTTCGGTGAACTCAAATCGAGGAGCGCTTTTCTTTTCGAATTTAACACTTGCCGCCAACGCTTGTTCGCTTCCCTCGCCGTATTTGGCGACCGTATCGAGGAGCACTTGCTTTTTCAGCAACTGGTTTTCTTCCATGACCTTGGCGAATCGCCCCTTCGTCATCAGGCGACCAACCAAACGGGATCTTTTGACGATGTCTCCGGTGTCGTAGCGAGCAGCCTCTTTGGTGACCCGGTCTTTTTTGTTGAGTTTCGGAGTAGACTCAAGGAGGAAGGTGGCCATACGACCAGTGTTTTCAGCGAGACTGTTAGAATCAAAGTATTTCATGACGGTATTAGTATGACAGAAAATTGGATTCGGTCAAGGGGTTTCTCTGTTAAGAAATATTCCCGTGCGGGTGTCGTTGGGGCGCCTTCAAGCCATGCCTTGAAGGCTTCAGGGTTTCGGGCCTCCATTACATCCATCATCCAGCCTCGGACAGTGGACGATCTCGTGAAGTTACCGGAGACGGTGGCATCAAATGCTTCAACGAGTCGAGCCGTGTCCAACTTGGCGATTTCGTCTTTTTCGTTTCTCATGACGGGGTCAGTATGACAGAAAATTGAATTCGGTCAATGGTTAAATTGAAGTTTCTTGGGTTTCTATCCTTTGACATCCGGTCCAATCATCCGGCTCGCCCAGTCGCGCTCGCGCTCAAATTCCCTGCGATACCTAACCGGTATTGCAGCTCCGTGGTCGAACGTGTCAGGCAGGTCGCCGTCCTCCGTCAGGTATGCCCACTGTGCATCTAAGGCGCCATCGTCAGGGTTTCCGGTCTGACGGAACAGCACCAGCACGTAATAGCATCCATCAGCACGGACGCGATTGGTCATAAGTTTTTTAAGCGTGGGGCTGAAATCGTGTTCAACAATGTCCACGCCATCCAAACTCATCAACTCTAGATCCCACTCGTATTGTACTTGCGTCTGCATCGTAATTTTCTTCGTGTTGGTGACTCTCATACACACATATTACGCTTTTCCGGCTGTGTGTCAATAAGAATCCACTTGACACATTTAAAAAAACTTCAAAAAACGACCTTTTGTTATTGACGCCTCGGGCGAGGTATGGGAATATGCAGTTATGAGAAACAAACGATCCGATATTCATTCTCCCAAAAGCATCGAGCCGCGTGACTACGGTTTCATCACTGTGGTGTATGACGGCTCCGATGCCGAATTGACACTGGAAGTGGGAGACAACAAGAGGATGCTCTGGAATCTGATGGAAACCAATGGGTGGAAACACGGTAAGAACTATTCTGCGGGTTCGTGCTATTGCTGTGGAGCGCGGGCCAATTACCGGGGGGCGTTTCTCCATACGCCAACCGATGAGGTCGTGTATTTCGGGGAAGCCTGTATGGCAAAGGTGGAGACTGGTAGAAAGAGCGTGTTCGATGCCATGCGCAAGCGGGTCAAGAATGCTAGGGAATACAGGCGGGGCAAAGCCAAGGCAGCGGCAACACTTCAAGATTTGTCCATAAGTATCGACATGAAAGAGGTTGACAGGGTCCGCTCAATTCCTTCGGGTCGTTACAGTGAGGAGGATCAGGTGACGTTTTACTATTCACGGGAAGAAATGGCAGAACTGATTGCCCCCGGAGTGCCCACCCACCTTGCGTTTCGCCATAAGGATACCGCAAGAACCATCACGGATATGATGAACAATCTGGTAAAATACGGTTCTTGGAGTGAAAAACAGATCAAGTATTTCAGATTCTTAGTAGAGAGCTTCACTAATTTCGACTCGGATTCCCTTGCCAAGGGGGAGGCGGCACGGAAAGAGGATCTCGCCAAGGTCACGGTAGAAGATGGTCGTCAAGTGGTTGATGGGAAAATCAAGAGTATCAAAGAACCTGACAGTTATGATAGATTCCCCTCCCGGAAGATGCTGGTTGTCCGCGAGGATGGCTGGAAATTTTGGGGAACCTTCCCATCAGCCCTGAGCGGGGCAGAAGTCGGTGATGCGGTTTCATTTTCCGCCACCATTACGGTGAAGGAAACGGGGTTTGGCTTTTTCTCCCGCCCGACCAAAGCCACAATGGTTTGATAGGTAAGAGAGGGAATACCATGAATAAAATCGTATACATACACGGATTTGGATCGAGTTATAAACCCGATTCAAATAAAATTAGGATCATGTCAGGGACGTATGAAGTTGTGGGAATGTCCTACGATTACACGGCACCTGCTGATCAGAACCTCGCCTCATTAACTAAATTCGCTATCACAGAAAAGGTTGACATGACTGTTGGCGCATCTCTGGGTGGTTGGTATGCATCTCAATTGGGATGTAACTTAGGAGTTCCATCAGTGATGATCAATCCCGCAGTTAATCCGGGCATTACTTTGACCAAGTACATCGGTGAGAACGTCGATCATTACGGCAACGCATACACACTAACCCAAGAAGTTGTTGATAGTTATTGGGATTTCGAGACCAAGGGTTTTGGTTTGGTTCTGATCGATGCAGGTGACGAAGTTATTGATCCTGATAGCATCAACCATGTGGAATGTAACTATGAAATCAAAACTTTCGAGGGTGGGAATCATCGGTTTGCTCATATGGCTGAAAGCATGGAATTCATCGACCGTCACTTGGGAGAGTCAGTTGTAATGGGATTTTAGTTGTTACCCACCTTTCAAAGAAGGGGTATGGAAATGCAAACGCCTATTTAATTGATTTTCCTGAAGTGCCAATCATCACTTTGAACATCATTGTTCCGGCGATCTCACGAAGGTATCCATAGTCGATTATGTATGGAAACTTCTCAATCGTCCGCTTTGCATCGTCAGGCCATTGATCCTTCGGCACATCTTTGATTGGTGTGACTTCCTTTTTTAGTGTTTTTCCAGCAACTTCTGGTGTGTGTAAGAAGGGTTTGATTGCGTTTTCAGGGAACACTTTCAACATCAAACCAAGGGCGGATTTGGACTTCTCTCCATATGATCGCTTAATCTCATTTTTGAACATGTCAGCAATTTTGATTCGCGCCCATGCAGATCCAGTAGACCCGATTGCAACGGACTTTCTACCACCTTTGTCCTTGTAGAGAATAGCGGCTTCCACTTTACCGTCTTTGATCGCCATCTTCCAGAAGAGGATGTTGGCGATCATGTCTTCTTTGTTTTCGAAGCCATTACCTTTAATACCACCAATCTTAGCGTATGAGGCTTGGAGAAGGGCATACACTTGCTGTGCGTATTTCTTTTTTAGTGGATCATCAGGACCAATTGCATTTTGGAATCTTTCGGTGATAAATGCGGAAAAGGTTTTCATATCTGTTTGTATTTATCAAATGAAAATGCTCAAGGCCACCGTGGTCCGATAAATTAGATCGTTGTGGCAAGGTGGACCCCGGACATGACTTTATCAAAATCTTTCAGAAACAGCATGTTGGGTCCATCAGATGGTGCGCTGTCTGGGTCTGGATGGACCTCAAAGAAGAAATTGTCCACACCGACTGCGGCTGCTGCTCGCGCCATTCCCGGTGCGTAATCACGATTCCCTGAACTGGTGGTCCCATTGCCACCCGGCTTTTGCACACTGTGTGTCGCATCAAATACGATGGGGCAGTCATAGTGTTGGAGCATGTATTGTATTCCGGCGTAGTCCACCACCAAATTGTTGTATCCAAAGGTGGAACCTCTTTCGGTGATCCACACCTCCTTTGCTTTGCTGGTTTTAGAAAGCACCCCACGAATGTCTTGGGGCGAGAGGAATTGCCCCTTTTTGATGTTCACAATCTTCTGAGACCATGAAGCCTCCTCGATTAAGTCCGTTTGGCGGCAGAGGAATGCGGGTATTTGAAGAACATCAACCGTATCTTTGGCAAAGAGATTGGTATTGGAAACTCGCCTAGACTCCTCAACCGAATGGACATCCGTCAATATTTTGACGCCTAGTTTCTCTTTGATTTTCTCAAAATCACGAAGTGTTGCATCCAGCCCCAACCCTCTGGGGGAGTCCATGCTGGTCCGATTCGCCTTGTCGTAGCTCGCCTTAAAGAAATATTCACATCCAAGGGCATCGCACACCCGTTTACATTCGGCGGCAATCTCAAGGCTCATCTCAAGACTTTCGTGTTGGCATGGTCCTGCGATGACTCTCATAGGTGTTTGCTAACGATTTTTTGGAGGTGCGTCCTAAACTGCTCAATTTTCTCAAGCCGGTCTGCCCAGTAGATGTAGGGTTTCGTGGGGTTTGCCGACAGATTGTTCAGGAGGGGTTGAATGGATTCATGGAGTTTGATCACCGTCTCCTTTGCCTCATCAAGTTCCTTCCTCACCCCCTCAAGTTCGGTTGCGGTCTGTGTCGCACTCTGCACTACATCAAGTTCATCTTCATCTAGTGCAGTGAATCCAAAATCAAAAGTATCCTCCATTATGCTACCCTTTCCGCTTTGGTTGAATTGTGATGAAGAATGATAATCTTTCCTTTTTCTTTCATTTTCAATGTCCAACTTGAAAAAAACGAGATCCACCTTGGGACCATTGTTTGGCGGGGATTGGAGCCATCGATTTTTCCTTTTGAATCCGAATCTACCATTCCTGTGGTCAGGGAGTCGAACCCCCAAAGATGAAGTTCCTCATACTTTTCGGGGGCGTATTTAAGCAAAAACACCATCCCGTCATGCCCTGAATTGCGCGTTCTGATCTTTCCGGGGAGGTAAGTGAGGTTTGCTTCCTTCACTAATTTCAAGGAAATTGCCCTCTTGGCATCTGATGTGTACTTCTCACGTAAAATGATGGGGGTGTCGAACCGCATTGTGTGCGTCAGGATGTGGCGCATGACCCTTCGGTCGTGGATAAATACTGCCTTGTGGTCGATTCCCTCGGTCCCAAAATTGCATCCATAGACCTCTCCCTTGGGATTGTTCTCAAAGAACTCCTTGGATGGTCCGTTGCCGATCAAATGTGCCACACGTTTCTGGGACATAAATAGTGGTGTGAGTGGTATTGGTATATAGTATCGCTGTAAACATCAAAGAGAAAGAAAGCTATGGATATCGTATTAGAATTCCTCCAAGACAAGGGGTGGCTCCATTATGTCACTGCTGCGGTCACAATAGCATCAGTAATTGCATCGGTTACCCCAACCCCAAAAGAGGGTGGTATCTGGGCGAAAGTATATAAGAGCATCGACTGGTTGGCACTAAATGTCGGCAAAGCCAAGGAAAAGGGAAAAGAGGATGAGGTCGAGACCGGGAAGTAGGGGACACGGTCCACAGAAACCCGCACTACGTTTTCGTAGTGCGGGTTTTTTCGTATTCTTTGATGAAGACCGCAAAGAAGAGGTTTTCGAGCGCACGAACAATTGACTCCTCTTTGGCGGAATCGTTTATCGAATATGCGTTTCCGGTGATATCAAAGATAGCATGGATGCATTCGTGCATCAGAGTGGAGAAACGCTCCTCATCGCTTAGGCCATTGCAGATTTTGATAATATTGTCTCCCGGTAAAAATAGCCCCAATAACCCATCCATATCACAGTATTCGATTTTAAATCGAATACCAGCAATGCAGATTTTTGTGGGCTTATACACTATTTCGGAACTCCCCGGAAGAAAGTCGCATAAATTTGGTTGTAAACCTTTCTCTCCAATGTTCGGAAACGCTTATCGGAATGCCAGACCTCATTTGTCTGTGCCCGATAAACCCCCTCCTCGGTCTGGACTCGGGTCCCGGCCTTCAGTCTTAACGTGGAGGGCTGATGCAGGTTCAGATCACCAACATCTGGGGAATCTGTCGTCTGGCACCCGACAAGAGCGACCACCGACAGCAGAATGAACATTTTTTTCATTTTTTTCATATTTCAAAAACGCAATTGTTACAAATAGCATTAAAGCGGAGGTTCCCCATTGTTCACTGGGGGGACGTTAGTCTCATTGGATGCATAAAGCTCAGTCAAATACTGGAACTGTATTTTCTCTGTCAACAGTTGGTCTCTAATGATATCAGCACGATCAGCATCATTGCTGCCCCCAGAGGCGCGAAGCTTTTCAATTTCGTTTATGAGCCTCTTCTCTCTTTCTCGGTGGTCATTCAGAAGATCACGGTGGAACGCCTTGTTCTTGAATGCAAGGTAAAGTTCAAGAGATTTTAAAACTGATTTGATGAGTCCGATAATCATATTTTTACATCTCGCGAAACCCCTCCGCGTTAATCGTAATGCATGTAACGATAGCCGTGATACGCTCTAATACCGTATTTATATCCAATTCACATGGCGGCGGAAACTTCACAGCCAGACCCGAATTTTCGATAAACTTCTGGATCTTGGAGTCGGTATCATCTACTAGGACTGTCATGTGATTGGCACAAAACTGCTTTTGCTTGGTGAAAATCCGGCTCACTTTTGGAAAATGTCGATCTAGCCACTCCGTCTTTCCGATAATACAGAATGGGCTTTTTGATGGTGATGTGCAAAATGCGATATTCTCCAGACCCACCAAATTTTCACAGTGTTGTAGTAGCGAGTCTGCCCATGGGAATTTTTCGATATTACTCCAAAACTCTGTGTTGTTTGATGGTTCCCAAAATTCGTCACGAGTCATCCCCCATGCCTCTTCCATGTCGTGACCGACAAATCCGTTTTTGTAGGGGTCAGGTCTATTGTGTGCCGCACAAATCGCAGTCACAAAATCACAGACCACGCCATCCATGTCGATGAGTATTTTTGCAGAGTTTTCCATTATATTGCCTCCACTGAAGGCTCCCATGAGTAAACGGTATTGCCGCTGCCCTTGAGAGTGTATGCCACCATGCCGTAACGCCAACGTGCCGAGCTGACCTCATGTTTGATGTTTGCCACCACTACGTGCGTGTTATTTGGATTGTGGGAGAGTTTGGTTTCTTTCATATCCACATATTACACTTTTGCGGTGTGGTGTCAACGCTTTTTGGCTCTGCTTGTGAGCCATTTGAAGGTTGCGGTTTCGGTCAGGATCTTTGCAGTTCCGTTCCGGGTAGCCTGTCCCATTAAATGCTTCATTGCTACTTGAGGCGACATCTGCTCTTGTTTCACTTTTTCCTTTACACTCATATTGTTATTTCCTTCCGTCATTGATACGTATCCGAAAACCACCACCTCATAATGGAGGTAGTGGGGCTGAAATGGTGGAGGCGGCGGGAGTCGAACCCGCGTGTTTCGTTGACTAGCAACTGCATTCTACGTGCGTATTCACATCCGATCTCAACCAAATATGTGACCTCAGTGGTTGAGTGTTTGCCCTCGAAGTCTTAGGCATAAGCTGAGAACCAGACTTATGCAGCATCCTAGTGATTATCAAGAAATGAAGGTTGCGGAAATCCCTTCACCTCCTAGCTTACGCGAAGACCGGAGTCTGAGCGGAAACTTCAACTGCGTCGGTCGCGAAAACCGCGTTAGCGATCTCCTCGGCTTCAGCGAGCAGGATGGCGTCGTTATTATCGTTGCCTGTTGTGTTTTCGATTGATGTTTTAAGAGGCCAACAATCATCCTCTACACGCTTCTCAGTTCCCGACCAACGAAGTCGAAACCAGTGCGCCCCCAAAATTCAAATGTTAAAAGAACGATTCGCTGACCAGTGTCAGCAGAAACCCCGGCTGGTGTTCCCCTGCAATAGGCGTCGAAACCCCTAACGCAGCATTGGAACTTTGTTTTACGTCGAGTAACCTGACCCTAACAGTAAAACCGGCATCCAGCCCAACCAAATTCTATTTATTCATGCTCAAAGCGGTCTCTCATTTGTTGCACCTTCTCAGCAGGAACACCATGAGCATTTTCAAACTCGCCATCGACCGTAATGGTTTGCACAGCGTAGCCGAATTCCTTCGCCGCGTCAAGGTATTTCTCGTATTCCCATTTTTGGGTGTTGGTGTTGGATTGAATCACTACGGCCATTCCAAAAGCCATTGCGGCCCGACAAGTGTCGATACAACGGTCATGGCAATACCCAAGCTTTTTAGGGTCAAACTCGTAATTTCCCTTTTCGTTTGTCATAAAAGAGTCGGCTTCCCAAGGGCCAGCCACCATAAATCCCCGATCTTCCCAAAGCCTAGACAGAGCTTTCCCCACTGTTGACTTGCCGCTACCCGGCACACCGCGAAGTAAGATAAATGTTTTCATGCTAGGGCTTTCTCAAATTCCTTTGCATATTTGGAAGGAAGCCCCAAACTCCAGATAAGGTAATCCGGGCTTTTCTCATAGTTGTCTTCAATCTCAGCATCCAACAGCCAACCCATTGCAGTGTTTCGGTCCACGTTACCGGTCTCCATTGTCTTGGTAATAGCCGCCTCAAATTCTTCCACCTTAATAGCTTCAGCATTCGCCTCACCTTCCATGGTAGCTTTTAAAGACCGCTCCACGGAAATGAGTTGCTCCTGAAGATCTTCCGTGGTCATGGACATAAGTTCGCCATATGACGGCTTGAAGCCAAACGCATCTTTATGGGTGTCAACGACCACGTTGACCAACTGGTATCGGTCGTAATCCTCCACGCTGTGGATGCCGTAGGACCGCCAATGCTCGATATCGTCTACCGTAAGGAAGACGACCCGATTCTCAGGGTCTTCAGCCGCCCATGCAGAACGCTTGGCGTTTTCACGCTGGATGTGGGCTGTGAGGTTTTTTTCAGATTCTGTCGTTTCGTTTCTCATGACGGGGTCAGTATGACAGAATCTGGGGTTACGTCAAGGGGAATCCGGTGGGGTTTTGAAGTTTTTTTCCATTTACGAAAATGTCAAATGCTTCTTTGGTCTTCGTATCGCCTGATGAATCGATCCAGTTCTTCCGGGCTATCCCCAGCGAATGCGGCGGCAGACTCCCATCGTCTCACTCGCCCCTCCATCATCTGAATTCGCACGATTAGCTCGTCAATCAAGTCGGCGTTTTCGCCGCTTGGGTTATCTGATGGGTGCGCCTTTTCGTAAGCCGTTACAATCAGATCGGAGTTTGTCATTTCGTCATACATAACATTTTTCAGACGTTGATGCTGTTCTTTTGCCCATTACGAAGGGCATCAGGGTGCCCCTTCTTTATCTGTTCCATCCGATTGATGAAATCACTTCCCGCGCCCTGTCGCGCCCGCTGAAGCAAAGTCTTGCCACCTTCATAAGACATCCACAGTGCGGGGATTCCACGCACAACCTCCAGCTCGGAACACTGGGGGCATGGTTTTGTTGTGGGGACATCTCGGTCATCCATCATCTGGTTTTCCTCAAAGCCGTGATCGCATTTAGTGCAGTGGTAATCGTAGTTCATTTTTTGGACGCTGTGTCTCGGATAAGCAGGGGAAATGCCTTTTTGACCAATGCGGGTGTGATCGCAGAATACAATTTCATGAGACTCTTATCCTTCATCGCGATTAGGATCTCAGCGTCCTTGTGATGTATCGACTCCAGAAGCTGGACGAAGCGTCCCTCCTTTTTGTAACTCGGGAGCTTGGACCCCTCGACAAACAGCTTGAGCTGTGGGATGACCTTTTCGATTCTCCCGGCAGAATGCTCTGGCGGGTTCTCGTCTTTGGTGTATGGAGGGCTTCCCTCGGGCAACTCAAACTTGACCCAGTCGTTAAAATTGGCTTGCAGAATCGTCTTGAGTGCGAAGGATGCGTTATCCTCAAGGATCTGGACACGATCTTTCATGGCTCGCACCTCCTGAAGTTTTTCAAAGATTTCGTGCGGGAATAGTTTCATTTTTTTCATATGCGGGGTTGTGTTAGTTATTGTGAAAATCTTGGGAACACTCAATCAACATGCTGCACCGGTTTTCCACCAAAAATCCAAAGATTTTGTCATTTGTCTTGTTCGCTTCACCGGTATATAGAGAGTCTATTTTTTCGCGAATCTCCACTGGAGTGTGGTTCAGGTTTATCATTTTGTTGTTGCGGCAATAATTCTTGTAGGTGTCCGCATCCATGACCTCATCAAGCCGGTCTTGATCCTTATACCACTCATCAATTATCGTTTTTCGTAGAGGGCGCTGCCTACCATTCTCCACAAAGACATCATCTGGACTTAAAACATTTGGGACGCCATCCCCGGAATCTCCCCGGCAGATATGCTCAAAGAGGTAAAAAGCGGGTGTCTCAGCCGTGATAAAGTCGCGGCGGGAGGGAGAAAACTGCTTTACATTCTTGTATCTCTGTAGTTGGAGAAAGTCTTTGTCGCTCGATACAATCAGGACCGGCTCACTCTGACCGAAGTCTTGCGTATTCTCAACCAGATGCCCAATGATATCATCTGCCTCGGCCCCTTCAACCGAAATCACCCTGTAGGGGAAATTCTCACGAATCTCATCCCGCACCACGGAAAGCATCTCATAGAATGCACTCCAGTCCAATGGGGAGGTGTCGCGGGTTTTCTTGCGAGATGCCTTGTATTGTGGGTAAACACTCCTTCTCCAAGAGCGTTCATCACAGGCGATAACCGTCTCACCATATTCCCGGCGAAACTGCTTGTTGTAGCCACGAATGCGATTGAGGATCATGTGGCGAACCAAAGGAAGCTCGATTGCTTCTGGTGCGTCCTGTGAAAAAACCGCCGCAACAGCGATCCCATTAAAATCAAGTATTTGCATGGGTTGCCATTATACACCATTTTGGGTTTCTGTCAACTGTCGTCTCTTGGCGTATTTTGCCAGATGCTTCTTGGTCACCTTGAGTGAAATCCAAGAATTGTAGTAGTCGTCACTCAACAAGACCTCTCGGTCAATCTGTTCCTTTGCTTCAAAATATGAACATTCCGATTTGGTTTTGCAGAGGTGCAGGATCTCTCGTTGAAAGTTCGCCTTCCCTGCGGTCTCAACGTCTTCTTTCAATTGGGCATTTGATCCCCAGTAGTCTTGCCAATCAGATTCCGCCAGAAATCGTTTCTTCTTCCCCTTGACCTGACGGGTCTTCATGCTCCAAAAAAACTTCTTGCCCACGTATTTCTTGCCGTTGGCGCAGTTGGTGATCAGGTAAACGAACCCATAGAAGTCCTCTTTCTCAGGCACCTCAATGAGGTGATGGCCCTGATTGGCCCAGTCTGCGGTATTGACATGACTTGACATTTACTGTAAAATTACTTTACGTAGCTTGAGACAATGAGTTCCCATGAAACCCAAAGAGACAAGGGACATGGGAGGAATAAAGGGAAGACATGGAGTGACTCAAGAAGAGAGCAATCTCCGAATATGTGTCTTCCCGTGAGGTCCAGTCCAATGGATCACCTTCTTTGAGTCACTATCAAGACCGTGCTTTATGTCAAGGCGTAACCACTGGAACTCAGGAGGCATCCGGTTCACCTTAATGTCTGATGATCCGATAATTGAATAAAGCAATTCTTGGTCCCCTCGACCTCGCGCTTTTCGACAATGGGTTGCCCACTCTTTGAGAATCATGGGACTCCCTTTGACCCCAATGACCCCAGTTGCCCAGTATGCCCTGCCGCGTCTCTTGGCCCATGGATCGTATGTCAAGGCCAGTTTTTCACTAATGCAATAATTGAATATCTCGGGACATGGTGCCACAACCTCGCAGTCCACATCAATCCAGACGGTTTTTTCGTAGGGGGATCTCAAGAGGGCATCAGGTTTCAGAAACCAACTTTTCTTGCCACCAGATGTTTGAAACCCAGAGAGAACCTCCTGAACCCCTGCATCTCTAGCACTCTGGAGACCCTTCTTCGACATCCCGAAATCTGCAACCACGACAGGGATGTCTGGCATATGTCTCTGAATATTGGACACACACCAAGGGAGCATCCATTCGAAGTTGGAGTCACAACCCGTGAGAAAGCATTTATCGGGTGAAGAGGACATCTTTGTTCTTTCGGGCAATCTGCCGGTATCCCAGAGATTGGACCTTCTTCAGACACTTCCGGTTCTTGATCCGTGTTTCCTTGGGGGTGCCCTTCTTGGTCGAATTGAAGATCTCCAAGACCATTGCCGGGGATTCTCGCCGGATGGTCTCCTCTGCGCCCTCCAGAAATTCGAGTTCATGACCCTCGATGTCCACTTTGATAAAACTAATATTGGTGATACCCAGATCATCCAATCTCACGAAATCCACGGTCTCTGACCCATGGTTCTCCTTGGTGATCTCATTGAATTGACCCTGACCCTTCACTGCCTCAAGGTCTGTGTCAGATGATGGGAAGTTGATTGCCATTTTTCCATTTGAATTTGATAATGCAACTTTTTTAATTTCAACATTGCTCAGTTTGTTCACTCGAACCAACTCAACGAGAATCTCCTGATTGATCTTCACCGGTTCAAATGCAGTGACCCGGACATTTCCGCCATGAAGCCTTGAGAAAGGGAGGACCTTGGACCCAATGTTTGCACCCACATCCAAAATCACTGTGTGCGGCTTACTGTGTTCCGCTGCCCACTTGTCAACCCAAGGCTGGTAATTACCAAGATTCTCAAGGACTTTAATGATCGTCCTGTTATCAGAGCGGTCATAAACATCATGCGGGACCACGAAGATGCCGTGTTTGGTTTTGATTTCTTTCATTTCAAGGCTCTGATTTGGTCATGCAGTTCATCGCTTGTTATACAAACTTTACTTATGCCTCGCAACCAGTCTTGCATACGGTCTTCTTTCAAAATTTCGATATTCTCAATATCAGAAATTATACTTGAGCAGACTGGTGATGTGATGCAAGGGCGTAACGATATGGTGGGAATCCCGCATAGAGTAGATTCAACCGCCGCCACACTACCCCAACTGACCGTGCAGTGAATGTCTCCCACTTTCAACCGTTTCCAGAACTGGTTTTCTCTGAAACGCTCGCGTGTCCCACCTGATGGGAATCCCCGAAACTCAATCTCACGACCCGAATACTTCCGTATCTCCTGTGTTATCTCCTCGGGGAGTGTATCGATGTCAATATCATGATACGTGCAAGCAATGTGTCCCGGCAAAGCCACAAGTATCTTATCACCTCTTCCGAATTGTATCGGCGACACCCCCAGCCGCTCAATTCTATCATCGTGGTCATACTGAATAGCCCCGCAGTGCTGAATGTCGTTTGGGACAAGGCGAAACCATTTCTTATACCCACCGTTTCTGAATTTATGAAATGGTGCCCGCACATTCCCAAGATATCCAGAATCGATTGTGTAAAACTGCCTACCCACTCGCCAGCATTCCCTAATAATCCCCATCTTCTGGGGGCAAACCCCAAACATCACTATCGGTTCATCTGATTTGGGAACATCTTCTGCCGTGAAATCGTCTTGTGGCGTCAAGGGTAGGGCCAAGACCTTACATATTCTGTCAATGTGAGAATCCGGGTTTCCATACATCACTGGCGTTTTTTTGATTTCTTTCATTACAATCACAGAACCTCCTTCAGCCCGTTTTTGATATAGTCCCAGTAGAGTCCACTCTCCACCTCGCCTTTCGTGAAGTGGGTTTTTTTGTATTTACTGAGCAACCCAATGGGGTCGCTGGGGGTGTCGTCCTCAAGGGAGTGTGGCGAAAAGTTCCATGAGAAAGCGGATGGGTGGGTGACCACGGTCTTCCCTCCGCGAAGTATCGACTCGCAGGATGCCGAAGAACTGTTAAACACATGAATCGCAGAACCATCAAGGTTTTCGAGATATGTTTTTCGTTTCGGGAGATACATTTTGACATCAGGGTATTCGTTGACAATTGTCTTGTAGAAACGCTTGTCGGTCTGAACCTGCGTCAGATTGATTCCACCTCGGTTTTTTACGTTTCCGGGGTGAAGGCGGATTGTTATACCCCTGCTTGGGGACTTCGCCCGCAAGTCTTTGATGAGATTGTATGCCCATTCGAATTGCGCCACTCCACACCTCCCGTAGCCCGCAAGTCGGTTGAGTGTAATGACCACTTTGTCTTCGCTCTTTCGCCGCCTCGACCCTTTTTTAATATCAGCCTCTATGTGTTTAAATGCGGCATCAGTCCTTTCATCTGGAACATGGTCCAGAAAATACTCAGCCTCATGGTCATATACCGAACGAAACGGGAACCGCATAACCAGCTTGTTGTTGTAATCTTTCAGGACATCATTTTCAAAGAAAAATAGGTTCCCTGCGCTGGTATTGAAAATACGTTTTCTGACCCTCATGTATGGTATGAGGTTTGCGTCTGGCTGATGGAGATCCACAAAAGAAAACACTAGGCCAACATCACACCTAATAGACTCTCCTGCATCGGTCTCTGCAATACTAACGCCATGCCGCTTTGCACCAGCGGCAAATGCCGTGAAACCAGACATTTTTTCTGGCGATTTTTGCGCCTTAACGGGCAAACTGGCTTTGTATATCACTAATTTCATAATTGTGAAACGCTTTTTTCTGTCGTCTAAGTATGCACCTGAACTTCGCACTCTCATCTAACTCACATCTTTGGATTTCATTGCCCATCAATGAAGTCATCCATCTGTTGTATCTGATCTCATCAGGGAAATACAGCTCTGAGAGGTTGCGATATTCCGTCTCCACAGGATTCGACACAGGAGCAGAAAGCGTAAAAGAATCTGTAATCACTGGAACCCCTGCGGCAATAGACTCTAAGCCAGTGAGTGACTGAGATGTCACGGTTAGGCAAGCGTGATCAAGCAGCTCCTTGAATGGAACTCCTGTTTTGGCGTCAGATTTCTTTCTCACTATGATCCTTTTGTCCAATTTCCTCACATTCCACTTCGCTCTCTCGACCCATTCGTCAACCAAAAAGCCGTGCGCTCTTGCAACATATGGGGACGGGACGCAAAGAATAATGTTGTCGCCGCCTCGTCGCACTCTAGGGCGATATTGCAGGTAGGGGGTCTTGCAGGGGGTTTGCGTGATACGGTTCAGCCTCGTATTATTCACTGTCACGGAAAACACATGCTGTGACTTAGTGTAGTCCTGCTGGAATAGCATATGTTTGGTTTTGGTGTATCCGTTGTCTATGAAGATAAAGTCGATCTTCCTCTTTATCAATTTGGAGATAGTGGGACACACACCATAAAACCCATACATCACATACAAGTTTTCACTAGAGAGTTTCAGATGAGAGAATATATCCTGCTCTGGTGTTTTATCAGCTTCAACATTAGGATACTCTATAGCATAGTCATCACCAGCTAAGGCTAAGAATTTCTGTAACATCTTGAATCGTGAAGATGTTGCGACGTTTGTGTGCGGCAAGCCTATTATTTTCATTGTACCGCTTCAGGTAGAGTCTCCCTGTAGTAAGCGTCCCAGTATTCGGCATATTCGGCATCACGGGAATCTTGAAACCATGGTCCACCCTCCGTATAGTGAATATTAGAAACGTCCTCCTTGGTCTCATATTCCCCTGCCAACCAATTCCACTCCAGCGGAAGGTCACCAATCAGTTTCTCGGATTCCAACCATTTAAATTGGTGTAGTTCCAAACCCGATGCAGTGTTGACATATTCTGGTGTCAGGGCAGTGCATTTCTCACAGTTCATGAGCATGACACTCGACCAGTTTTTCTTCTCATATTTGGTCTGCACCTGACCCAGAAATTTCGTCTCTGATTTGGGGGTGTAATCGTGCTTGCAAACCTGAACAGCATATTTGTCATCACGAAGATCCCAGAGATGGGTAATGTCATCGAGAACCAGCATATCACAATCCATGAAAATTGCCCAACCCTTGTAACCCATCAGGTGTGGGATCATGAATCGACTGAACGAAAATTCCGTCGAAGATAGCGCATTCCTTTCTCGTTCGAACACCCCCTGAAGGTTGTTCAGGGCAATTGGTGTGATTGCAAGCGGGTTGGTGCTGTTCTTAATGAGACTCCATGAAAGTGTATTGTAAGCCGCTCTCTCGTCATTATCGAAGCCAATGAATATGTTAATCATGATGTTTTTCCTGTTCCTCGCATTCCCTCATGGAGTATGTATGGGATGTTTGTGTTTTCCGAAAGCTCTTTAATCTTACCATCCCACCACTCAATCGGTTTTACGGTGAGATGTTTGTTTTCCCCATTTGAGAGTCTTCCACGGGCGGGCTTTGTGGCAATGGCAAGGAATACCGCTATTTTGGAATAATCGAAAATCTCACGCAAAACATAATCAACACAACATTCGGGAACGTGCTCCATCACATCCGTGCATATCACAACATCAAATTTACCGACAGGTTTCTCTGAAAATGGCGGGTATGCCGGATCATATTTTGCGTAACCGCTCCAATGTTCAGGGTGTCCCTGCGCCTTTCCGCACCCGTAATCCAAAAGAGTTTTTGCGCCCAAATCGTTCATCAGGGAATCTATCTCCCCAATGAATGGTAACAGAGATCCTCCCCACCACTTTTTTCCCCGGTGGACTTCTTTGGCGAGATTAATATACTTGTCGAATGTCTTTTGATTGCCGGTTTTCATTGCTTCGTATGTTTGTTTTCGGGGCTGTAAAACGTGGTTTTCCTTGAACCTTTACAGTGGTCATAAATTTCTCCAAGGATGCTCCATGCCTGAACATGCCCATTGTATTTCTGTTGCTTCCTTGCCTGAGTTTTGTGGGTGAATCCAATATTATGATTCTTGACCCCATGCTGCCTTTCAAATTCATCTCGGATGACATCCACCACATAGCTATCATGCCATTCTTTCAGGGAGAAAATCTCATCACTGGAGTAGACATCCTGAAGTCTCTGTGACCACTCTCTCATCTTGGGGTGCCGAAGGTTGAAGTAAAGGAACCCACACTCGGAATATGA